TACTTGTTTGCTGTGTGCCATAGAACGAGCTAATGCTCTTGTATATCTTGCACCTAATCTGTCGTACAAGTTATCTTCCATAGCTTCTTGCGTTAAAGCAAACGCTAATGCAATTGTTTCATGCGTATAACGTGCAGTGTAAACTTCATTTGCTGTGTCAAAATTAACCCCAGCACCTTCAGCTTTAGTTGGTGCGTTACCAAAACCTGATAACATCACTTCTTCTTCAAATGCTCTGTCAGAAGATTCTGTGTCGTAGATTTCTGCGTGTTCTGCATCATATCTATCATACTCCATGCCAAACAATGCGTTTAGACCTGGTTCTAGCTCTTTCGCTAGTTGTGCTCTACTTATCGCCATTATCTACCTCCTACGCTAAGCCTGCACCTTTTTGACCAAAAATAGAATTTTGGATCACAACGTGCACATTGGTTGCATCTGACGAAACATCAGAATTTTCAGGGTCTTGCGAAATGTCAATACATTTTAAAGGTAAACCAGCAGTTGTAGCACCAGTTGCTACGTCTAGCTCAGCACCAGAAATACCAGTAGTGGTACTACCAGAGCTTGTGTAAACAATATCAAAGTTACCAAATAAATCTGCAACTGGAAAAGCTGCATTGCATTGAATTTCATAGATAACATTTGGGTCATCTATGATAAAAGCAATAATGTCAGAAGCATTAGTGCTTGCAGGATAGAAATTACTAAATTTCTGTTCCTTAGTTGTTGGGTCAGTATACTGAACACCATTGAATACGCCTACAATAGGAACTGTACCACCATCAGCGTGTACTTCAACAGTACCACCAGTGACTTGAGCTACCATGTCACCCTGAAAGATTGATGTTCCATAATTTGCAGCGATCCTATATCGGCTTTGTCCACCAGTAAAAGGCATACCACCTATTCTACCTACAGGACGCATACCAAAAGCGGCATCTTGATTTGCCATAATTGATCTCCTTATTTATCATCATTTAAATTTCGGTTAATCCCAAAGGAAACATTACTGTTTCTTTGAGGTTTTAGTTTTGGCATGACAGGATTATTCTCTCTCATCCAATCACGATCTACCGCATCCATTTGAGTTTGCGTCTTATTTTCAAAATATTGCTTACGTTGTTCTACAATTTCATTTGGAACTCTTGCAAGTAATAATCCACCAGTGCCTATGACACCTGCATTTTTACCTTCATCAATTACAGGAGCATCAAAATCTGGATACTCATCTGCTTTAACAAGTTCATAACCTTCACGTCTTCTTTTGTGAATATTGTTTTTGTCGTCATATTCCATGACGGATTCTCTTATCCACCTATGAGTGTAACCAATAGGAGGTTCGGGAGCATCAAGTGCAGATGGTGGCTTCCAATCTTGTAACCGCTCTGTTTTTTCACGAGATTGCGAATCTCGGCTTTTTCTATCTAAATCAGCCATCATTTTCTCCTTGACTCTATTTTGGCAACTTCTTTTGCATATCTTTCAAGAGGAATATTCATCTTTTTTGCAAAGGCTACCTGACCTGGTGATAATTCCACCGTTTTTTTCCGCCCTGATTTTACAGCCCGTCCATTGGACGTTGCAGGAGCAACAGCTTGGGCGTTTTGCCGTTTATCCTGAAACTTGTTTGGAAAACTATCTCTCATACGCTTATCTATTTCTGCGTAATATTCATCAGATGTTGGATCAAAACCCTCTGAGCCAACTAATTGTTGATGTAATCCTTGAGCAGCACCTGTCATAACCATGTCTGTTCCAAACCATGTGTTTGACTTCATCCATGTTTGCAACTTTGGATCAAGGTCTTCTACTTTCGGTGCTTGTTGTCTCTGAGGTACTTCTTTTTTCTCTGTTGGTTGTTGAGCATCTTGTTCAGCTCTAGCTTTTTGTATTCTTAGTCTTTCTTTTTCAATAGCTAATTTTGCCATAACATCTTGAGCTTCAGCCATTTTATCTGAATCACCAGCTTCATAGGCTTCTTTAAACAATCTTTTAGCTTGTTCAGTTTGACTATCAACACGAGTGCCATACTCATTAATATATCCTTTATCTAAATTATTTAATTTAGCATTAAGGTTTTCATTTTCTTGTTTTGTTTGTTGTGCATATTGAAGAGCTGCTTGAGCTTCTTCTAACGCTTGTTTTCTTTGAGCTGTAAGTTGGTTAATTCTTTTTTGAACTTTTTCACTATAGTCTTCATGCTCGTCAGATTGTTCTTGAACATTTGTTCGGGTTTCTTCTTTTTCTTGAACAACTGGTATCTCAGATTGAGATGTTTGTTGCTCTGCTTCTTCTACATCTACAGAAACAATTTCGTTTTCTTGTACTGCGTTTTGATTTTCTACGTTCATTTTTATTCTCCAATTCTGTTATACATAGGAAATATCACTTGGGTCAAGTATTGTTGCGATAATATTGTCATCATTTATCAATCTTACCTCTAAATTCTCAACTTTAAAGCGATTTCCAGAGTATCTTCCCATAAGAACCCAACTTTTCTCTTTGCACCAAGCACCTGTTGGGAATTTCCCAACATCTGTATAAGCATCTGGTCCTAGTTTTACAACATATGCTGCGACAGTTGCAAAACTTTCACGATCTCGTGTCGCATCAGGTATGAATATACCAGCTTTAGTTTGTGACTTCATGTAGTAAGGTATAACAAGTATTCTGTACCCCACTGGTTGTGGAAGCCTTTCTAAGGCAGAGGGTTCTAATTTGGAAGGGTCTTTAGAATTTGGATTGTCTTCTAATTTAGGAAAACCTTTTTTAATAGCTTCAGGTACTTCCATTGTTGCTGTTTTTTTACGTGCATTAGCAAATCTTTCTGGCACGAATAGTTTTTTAGCCATCTTCTAGCTCTATTCCTTTCATCGTGGCTTTTATTTCTTCCTCAGCGTAGGTCATGCCACGTATTTGACCTACAATGAACCGATAGTCCTCTATGGATTCTACCGTACCATTAGAGAGCGTAATCATAAAATCTTGTTTACGTTCTCTTATGTTCTTTAACAAATGTTCAGCTAGTTTTATTCCGTCCACTTTTTTTCCTTATAGCTTCTTTACCTTTTTTGAAAATGCCTGCAACTTGGGATTTACCCATGACTTTTGCTCTTTGTTCTCCAACGGTGAGGATTTGAATTTTTCTTGCATACGGTTTATTGATTTTTTTAACCTTTGCAACTGTTGCTCTTGCGTCAGATGGAGTTGCAAATTTGATGCTAACAGTGTCTTTAGGATTTTCATCCGTGTATAAACGTCTGCCACTTCCTTTAGGTTTTTTACCTGTTCCTACTTTTGGGTCTTTTCTTTTTGCCATTGTTAATAATACTTTTTAATGTTTTTGCTTGTGCAGCGTGTGTTTTAGATGCTTTGCTTAAACCTTTAATTACTTTTTTTATTTTTCTAAGAACCATTATTTACCTTTCTTGCTAAATAATTGCAAACCTTGTTTACCAAACCGATACCCAAATGAGCTTCCTATCACTATGTACAACATATGATGAAACCAATCAGGTGTATGTTGATCTAAAAATATAAAACCTTCTTTTACATATTCTTGAGTCCAAGGCAAGAAACAAGCTGTTAGAACGGCTATAAACCAAAGTGACCACGCTTCATCTTTCCAACTTTCACCCATTTGATTTGTAAGAGCCTGCTCATTAAGAAAACTAGATGTAGCTTCTGTCTCGTAAACCTTAGCTTCCGCTCTGGCTTTAGCTACTTTTACTTCTGTTTCTGCTTTCGCTTTATCTACTCGACCTTGTAACCATGTTCCAGCAAGGCTACTTATAGGTCCTATTATGCTCCCTAACATATTATTCTCCTATTTTGGTGGGGGGATTAATCTGCAAAAAAAAATTTTATCACATTTTGTTTAACAATAATTAAAGGAGCCTTTCTTTAGTTAAAGTTAAAAGAAACAGACACCCCCCATAAAATTAACATTTCCATCTTCTTCTTGCTTGTCGTAAACGACTATTCGGATTTGCAGCGGCTTTTGGAAACTTCTTCATTTGTCCTGCACTTCTTGCACAAAATGATTTACGTCTTTTAGCTGCTTTACTACCTGCTTTTACTTTTCCTGTTACAGCAGTTTTTAACTTACTGCCAGGATTATCTCTTCTATATCTAGCAACTCCTGCTTTCGTCATGCCAGCACCAGATTTAGTAGAACGAAA